TCATGTATGTGTAGAAAGGACTGGTTCAATAATGAAGTTCTATTTAGATGGAGCTTTAAAAGCAACTACTACAAGCGTACCAACAATAACAGGATCTTTTGGATCATCAGCTATTGGATATAATTTAACAAATAATTATTTTTTAGGAAATATAGATGAGTTTGCTTTATTTAATACAACTTTAACAGCTACTCAAATAACAGATATATATAATGATGGATTCCCTACATCTTTAAATGGTATAGATGGATTACAAGGTTATTATAAAATGGGAGATGGATCAACATATCCTACAATTAATGATGATAGTACAAATAGTAATAATGGAACATTAACAAATGGAATAGCTTCTGATTTTTCAGCAGATGTTCCAGAAGGATAAATATATGAAAATAAATTATGTCATAATAAATAGAGAATACGTTGAATCAATTGATTTTCAACAAGTTATAGAAACATCAGCCTCAACTTTAAGATATAGTATAGATGGGAATAAAACTATTGTTAAATTTATAGGGGATGTTCCTACTTTTTTAGAAGGGGAAACTACTTATTCTCATAGTGAAATAATAGAAATAATAAATGATCCAAACAATGGATGGATCGAAGATATTAATTAAAAACAAAAAAAATGATAGTAAAATTAATCAAGGATTTAGAAATATATAATAAAATTATAGTTAAAGGGAGAGAGATGGATGTTACTCAAAAATATGCTCAGGAACTTGCAAATGATGGATATATCGACAATCCTTTTAAGGAAAAGAAAACAAAAAAAACAAAAAAAAATAAAGCTTCTAATGAGGAGCAAGAAATTGAATTATAAACTTTAAAAATAAAATAAAATGGCACAAATAAATGGAATTTTAAACGGAACGGACATAAAGGTCTATAATGCTGGTACTCTTATAGCTTTTGCTACGAGTGGAACTATCAATATAAATCATAGTCCAAGAAGTACCTCAAATAAAGAAGATGGGGGATGGGAGAGTTCATTAGAAGGTTATCGATCTTTTGATGTATCTATTGATGCAATGTATGCTTGGAATGACGCTACGGGAGGTACATTATCGACTACAACCTTAAGCGAATTATATACAAATTATATACATACAAGAACATCTTTTGAGATAACCTTTGGAGATACTGGCTCTGATACAGGAGATACTAAATATACAGGAACTGTATTTATGACATCAGCAAGTCTTACAGCTCCAAATGAGGATTCAGCAACGTTTTCAGCTTCTTTTCAAGGAACTGGAGCATTGACTCAAACTGTAGCAACATAATTATATATTAAAGCCTGCCTCGATGTTTTCTTTTCTGGGTATCGGGGTGGGTTTTTTTAAAACAGAAAAGAGAAAAAACTTAGAAAAATGAAATACGAAATATTTGAAATTAACGATAAAAAGTTTCCTGTACGTTTTGGATTCAACGCACTTAGGAAATTTAGTTTAAAAACAGGAGCAACATTAAACGATTTAAATAAATTGTCTAATGGAGAAATGACTTTTAACGATGCTTTTGTTTTAATTTATTGCGGGCTTGAAGATGGTCATAGAGCTTCAAAACAAAAATTTAGAATGTCATTAGATGATGTTACTGATATGTTTGATGGCAATATGGATAAAATGCAAGATATTTTTAGCCTCTTAGCTAAAGCAATGAATAACGATTCAAAAGGGGGAAAGAAGAGCCCAGCGACAAAGGGGAAGAGCTAAGCTGGGATAAACTCGAAGAAATCGCTTTTGGATATTTAAATTTAGGAGTTGATGAATTTTATGATATGCTTCCCCGAGAGTTTTGGAATAGAGTAAATGGATTCTATAAACTTGAAAATATGAGGGAGCGGCAAAATTGGGAAAGGGAAAGATGGTCAACTTGTATTTTAGTTAATATGCAAGTTACTAAAGGTAAAAGGATAAAACCAACAGATTTGATAACATTTGATTGGGAGCAAGATAAAAAGAAAGTAGATTTTGAAGAATTAAAAAATAGAGCTGAATACATTAAAAAATTAGAAGAGTATGGCAAATAAAGCAGTAGGATTATTGACATTCAATTTTGGAGCTAATATGGAAGGCTTTAACCGAGCAATGGCTAAAGCTGAAAAGAAACTCACAAAATTTGGAAAAAATTTACAAAGGACTGGAAAGTCCATGAGCTTATCAATTACGCTTCCAATGATAGCTATGGGAGCGGCAGCTGTAAAATTTGGATCAGATTTAGAGGAAACTGATGCTAAGTTTAGAACTGTATTTTCATCAATAGAAGATCAAGCTGTTAAAACGGCTGATACCTTAGCTAATTCTTTTGGATTATCTGAATTAGCGTCTAAACAATTATTATCCTCAACTGGAGATTTGTTAGTTGGTTTTGGGTTTACAGAAGCCTCAGCTTTACAATTATCTGAACAGGTTAATCGTTTAGCTATTGACTTGGCTTCTTTCTCTAATTTTGAGGGAGGAGCAACTGGAGCATCTCAAGCTTTAACAAAAGCATTACTTGGGGAAACTGAATCAGCAAAAGCTTTAGGAATCGTTATAAGACAAAATACAGGAGATTATAAGGATAGAACAAAAGAGATAATGGCTACTCAGGGAGTAAGTGAGATTCAAGCAAAAGCAATTAATAATTTAGAAATCGCTACAAAACAAAGTTCTAAAGCAATTGGAGATTTTAACCGAACCTCAGAATCTTTTGCTAATCAGTTAAGAATGGCAAAACAAGAATTAATAGATATTGCTTCAGGTTTTGGTCAAATATTAATTCCTCATGTAAAAGTTGCTTTAAGCTTTTTCCGAGATTTAGCTTCAAGCTTCAATGATTTGAGTCAAGACACCAAAGAAATGATCGTTATAATTGCTGGATTAGCTGCTGCTTTAGGCCCTGCTTTAATTGTAATAGGAAAAATGTCTTTAGGTGTTATTGCTTTAAAAAACGCTTTTGTAGCTTTAGGATCTTTTATAAAAGCTAATCCTTATATTTTTGCTACTACTGTAATAGTAGGGGCAGTTGCTGCTTTATCAAAATACATGGATTCTTTAGATACAACAATTAATAAAACCAAAATTTTATCAGATATAACGGCAGAGGCCGAAGCATCTATTGCTGGTCAATTAACAGATATTGAATTATTAGTCCAAGCTATAAATTCGGAAAATGTTGCAATGGATGATAAAATAAAAGCTTTAAATACATTGAAAGAAATGTATCCTGATTTTTATGGAGAAATTGATCAAGCTTCTATGTCAACTGATTTGTTAAAAAGGAAAACTGATGAGCTAACTAAGACCATGATGGATCAAGCTAAAGTTGAGGCGATGAGAAAATCTATCACTGATTTAACTGCTGATATTTTAAGGATGGAAGCTGAGGCTTCAGCTCCAAGAGCGAGAGGATGGGAAGAAATAGCAATTGGGAATTTGATTGGAGATGATACATATAGGGCAAGAGGTAGAACTCAATTAACAAATTTATTTGATACCTCCGATGAGCAAATGAAGAAAAAAGTAAAGATGTTGCAATTTTTGAAAAAAGAATATATAGATCTCACGGCGGCTATGGGAGATCCTATTCAATTGCAGACTCAAAGAGTCTCAAAAGTTGGTACTACTGGCCCAAATGTAGTAGATGATAAATTAGATGAATCAACTAATGATGAATTAAACGAAACTATAAAAATCTTAAAACGATTCTATCAACAATCTCAGAATTTAGAAAAACAAAATTTATTAGAAAGTGCTATTACGCAAGAAGAATTTAATAAAAGAGCTTTAGAAGATAGGCTTGGATATTTGGAGCAAGTATTACAAGTTACTAAAGATTTTGGGGAGGATACTACAAATATTG